TTTGTTCCATCTGGTAACGTGCCTTCATACGTTTCTGGGTCAAATAAACCAACATCGCTTTCAATCATGGCATCTCGCCACTTGTCTCTAATGGTTTGCATCTCACCTTTACCAGAACCACTAAGTCCTTTAATAGCTCCAAGTGTTCCACCTATAATTGCACCTATTCCAGCACCTATTGGCCCACCAAAATATGAACCGATTGCTGCGCCAGAAGTTGCGCCTGAAGCTGCTGCTCTTCCTGCCTGACCTTTACGAATGTCGTCATCTAGCATTAGTTTTCCGAGTTGATAACCTCCATACAGTGCCCCAACTCCTGGTGCAAATTGTTTGGCTGTTTCCTCTCCTAATGCTGCGCCAAGTTGCACTGCTCCAACACCACCACCTAAAGCCCCTTCTAGTTTGTCACCTTGTCTGAATTGTTCTATGCCTTGGTATAGGTTGTAAGCTCCTAATCCACCTTGTATTGCAGAACCTAAATCAAATCCACCTTCTCCAGTATCAGTAGACATTGACATTCCGCCATTATCAGTAGGCATGGTGCTCATTGGTGCCGTAGCACCTTCTACTGGCATCATGCTCATAGGAGCATTTACGTCTATTGGAATTGGAGCTGGTGCTGCTGCCGCTGTGGACGTTCCGCCTGTTGATCCAAGTAATTTTGATTCTATTCCTAACTTGTTACCGATTGCTGCGCCTGTTTCTCCGAAAAGAGGTTTGTTCATCAAGTAATTGTAAGCACCTTTAGTAGCTAATGCTCCTGCAAGTTGACCACCTAATTGTTGCCTTCCTGCTCTGCCTTGTTGACTTGCAAGTATACGTTGCTGCTCTTCAGCTTGCTGCCGTTGTATTTCTTGATTCTGTTGTGCAATGTCTCCTAATCCTGATTCAAAGTACGCTTGTTGATATGGCATACCCTGATTGATTAGATTCATGTATTTATTGTAGGCTTGCATACTCATTATATAAACGTCCCAAACGTAGCTATACCCTCACGCGCATACAATGTGGTCTGCGGATAACCACCTGCATACACAACTTTTTGTGGATTCATCCTGCTGTAATCCTCATTCAACTGAACGTCGAATTTAGGAATGACTGTTAGCCCGTGTATCTCAGCAAATCGCTCCAATACCCCTTGCTCTAACGTCTTTTCATTGAAAACTGATACGTCAGTATTAGCTAAAAATTCAGGATATGCACCGTCGTAGTACGTCCAAGTTACTCCCCCATCGGATACAGAACCACTACTATGAGTAGGAGGAGTACCACCACTGGTTCCTCCGCTAGTCGTAGAATAATAATTTCCATTGTAGAAAGTGTATGCACCAGCACTGTAAACTGTTCCTGTAGTCCAAGTAGCAGGTCTTGCATATCGCTCTGCTACATATTGAAAGATAATGTTCTGACCCGTCGTGTCTGGTGTCGGATCAATCAATATTTGATTGTCGCTCAGTCCTCTAAACTGAAACCTTTGATAGACGGTTGTGCTTAATCCGTATCCTAATATCTCGCCATATTCTTGCTCAGTCATCGGCCCTAACAAACGCCACCTAGTCGAGCTGTTCCAGAATGTATTGTAATGATATTGGCTGAAAGCTGCTGGCAATGCATAGGTAGCTTGCCCTGCTACAGTTTGAAAGGAACCAGAGGCAAACAGTATAGGCCAATTATACTGTTCGCCCATGAGACGATTGATGCGCTGCACCATTGTGCGTAGCTGTTTTGTGGTGGTTTCAGTAGATGCAATAACATTGCTTTCTACCGTATAACCAGCCTCGTTTGCTACATTCTCAACAATCGTCTGTAAACTCATTCTTCCTGCTTTCGGGGTCTACCCTTTTTTTTTGGTTCTGCTGCTACTCGTTCAATGCGAATCCCTTCAGTAGCTTCTATTCGTTGCATCAACAATTCGACTTGCTCTTCTAACTTGTCAGCTCGCTTACGCTCACGATCAAGCTGTTGTTGCATCGCTACTACTTGAGCTTGTTCACAGCTCGCAGCTTCTAACCACTCTTTTGCTTCTTTTATGTATTGAGATAGTGGCCCCATACGACGGCGCACTTCATCATTAGCTTCTGCAAGTTGTTCTACTGTTCGGAATCCAAGGTACGCTAGTTCATGTACTGCACTAGCTGTAATGCGTGTCCACTCTTTTAGTGGCATACCAGATTGCACTTCTCCCATACCAGCAGTAAATGCTTCCCATAGTTCTGGAAATTCGTGCTTGTCTTTTTCTTCAATGGCTCTGACAGTTTCATCACCACCTGGCCATTGGATAGAAATAGAAGGAACCTCGTCGTATATGTCCCTTCCTGCTTCATTACTTTTTTGATCGTTCTTACGAACTACATTGAGGAATTTAACGTTAGCTCCAGACCACCTACTACGGTTTTGCTGTCGCCCGTTCATTATTTGTTCCCAGTCAATTTGTGCCATTTTAGTCTCCTATATAAAGGCTTTAGTAACCTGCATATAGTTTAGCATAGTTGACAAATGAGGGGAGACTTTCATCTCCCCTCTGGCTTGTTACTAATTGACTGTTAGGTAGCCTGTAGACTTTAGCTCTACCGCAGCAGCACCAGTGTTAGTGGTAAGTCCCACAACATTTTTGATGAGTGTAGTAGATGCATCATCAGCGACACCAGCAGTTGCAGTAGTGTTGAGGTTAGCGTCAGCAGCATAGGAAGCAGCAGCTTTCCCCTGAATACCTGTACCAACTCCACCACCGCCAACACCGCCAACCCATACCCAGAGGTACTCGTTGTCAGCAGCAGCTATTTGAGCCACACCTACTTGCAGGTTGTTTGAACCAGCGTTTGTAGTTGTGAGCATAGCAGCTTGGCCGTCGTCACTAATTTTTACAAAGGCATACTGATCTACTGCGCCATCGGCTTGAACAAACATCCATTCGCCATTGACATCAGAACCAACATCACCTACCGCAGCAGGAAGTGGAACGGTAGTACCATCCCAAGTCTTGCCACCATTTACTCCAAAAGAACCGCTTCGTGACATATCAATCTCCTTATCTATTACTGGTAAATAACAGCTTGTAGAGCTGGAGCTGAACAACAGAGGTTTCCTTCAATGATAATCACAGTGAAGAACGCATCTTGGTCAACAGGACGGGCCATGTCTGGTGCGAGTGGCTTGAAATCAGCTCCTCGTACTAGATCCATAGTAAAGTACTTCGTGTTAAGAAGTCGGCAGCTATTTGTTTCTAGAACAGCAGAACCATATCCACCGTCGAAAACAAATGATGCTCCGTCATATTCCAGTGCTCTAAATCCAGCCTGTCCTTTCTTAACAGGAGACTGGATACGCTGAATGGCAGTCATTGAACCATGAAGTAGTTGCCAAGCACTACGCTCCATAAGTCCAAGGTCAGGCATCTCATCACCACGAGTAACTTGGCTGATAGCGTCAGTAATAGTTGCCTGTACGTTACCAGAAGTTAGAGTCGTGTTAATCGCAATGTTTCGTGCGAATGTGTTGGTTGCTCTGTCGATACCACCGTATGTACCAGAAGAAGGGCTGGTTGAGATAGCTTTCTTGATACCATCAAACTCTAGTCCTCCAGAACCAGTTCCATCACCTCGAATAGAAGTTCCGACTGTGTTCTTGAGTCGAGCGATAGCAGCGTTAATCTTAGTCTCTACGAGATCAAGAAGTTGTGCTTCATCTCTGTTAGCTCTTCTGTCACGCCCTGAGATTGCCACTGGCTCATAGGCTTGCTTGATAGCAAACTTGAACGCTGTGAAATCATCAATCGCGTCTAGGTTGAATGATGAAAATCCAGAGTAGAATCCACCTACTGCTGAATCGTTATACATAATTGGCTTTCGGAGTTCATAGCCTCCAGAAAACCGCCGTACCAAGCCCTGCTCCTGCAATGATGCAAGAAGAGGGTTATGGTGCAATACTTCGTCGGCAATAGCATCTGACTGATCAAACAGCGTTGCTACCACCGCTTCTTCTAAATTCGCCATATTATATCCCTATAGAATCAATCTCCATTGAATCTTCTCTGGAGATTTTCTCTTATATTCTTCGATTTTATAGACGGGGTGCCACTTCCTGCGGAGCCCGAAATAGATTTGGTAGCAGACTTAGCTTTTTTAGTTGCTTGCACTTTTTGTTCGACTTGAACAGGTGCCTCTAACTTGGCTGTCAAAGCAGCGAAAGTCGGGTTTCCTTTAGTCACATACTCGTAGGCTTGCTCAAGAACGTCTTGAGGAGAACCTCCCTGTTGTGCAAGAGCTTGCACTATTGGTGCCATGGCTTCTTCTAGCTGCGCTGCTGTGCCTGGGTCACGAAATAGTGGTTTACTACTCATGAACGATTGTACAGCATTATGGTTTCTTTCTACAAGAGCAGAATTTTGCTGTTGTTCTAATAATTGGTTAATTTGCTCTTGCGCTATTTCTTGAGCTTGTTCCCTCGTCAGATATTCAAGAGCAGGAGCTTCATATCCTTCATTAGCGACTCCAAACTGTAAATCCTCTAACGATAAACCATAAGCTCCTAACCACTGAACCGCAGTATTTACTGGGTCAGCCTTCATAGCTCTATCCCACTCAATCGAACGTCGTGCTACATCGGTTAGAGGTATACCTTGCTTCGTATACTCGGATTCGTACTCTTTTATAGTGTCATAAAAGGAGTTTACTCGCTTTTGAGCTTCTTCCAACTTTGCTGCTTCACGTTGATAATGGCTCCTAGTTTCATACGCTCTACGGCTTAAATAAGACTGTAGAACATGAGCATTTTCAGAAGTAGGATTAAGGAACGCTTCCCTTTCTGCGTTGTTCATGTCACCAGGAGGAGCAAT